AACATGTATTTAAACTTATTTGATTACACAAGACAAATTCAAGCCGACCAATTAACGCAGGTTGCAGGCGGCAGTACACCAGTTAGGTTAATGACAGAGATGGCCGCGCTTGCTGAGGTTAAATCATATTTGGTTCAGCGTTATAATTGTGATGCTGAATTTACGGACATGGCCGAATGGTCGCAATTGATAAGTTATAAAGCATTGCAGCGTTTCTTTTTGAAATATACCACATTTGCCGCAACATCAACTTATGCTGTTGGCGACAAAGTTACTTACTTAACCGAATGCTTCATTTGCAAAACAGCCATAGGAACTGCGGCACCTTGGGACGCGTCAAAGTGGGATTTATTGGGCAATGAAAACGATATTTATTACGGAAAATTACCAGCTCAACAATTCGACTATTACACAACGTACGCAAAGGACGATGAGGTGTTTTATAAAAATAAAGTTTACACTGCTAAAAAGCCAAGCAAAGAAGTATTGCCAGATTCAACGTCATTTGGTTTTGAATATTGGGGCAATGGTGTTGCTTATTCGATAGCAGCGGGAACATTACCAACAAATACAACTTACTTTGTTTTAGGCGATAATAGAAGTCAAAAGGCCGTGCAGGTGCTTATTGATGTTGTTTTATATCACATTGAAAGCAGAATAAACCCGCGCAATGTTCCACAATTAAGACTTGAGAGGTACATGGGCAAAACAGAGGACAGAGTTGAAAGTGGAGGAAGCATAATTTACCCCACTTATTCAGCACTGGGATGGCTTCAATCTGCAGGAGGTGAGGGCAACGCAGTAACAGCAGACTTGCCTAAGTTGATGCCAACACAAGGAAACAGAACAAGATGGGGCGGTGTGCCTAAAAACGTAAATAATTACTAAGATGGCTAAAGATTATCAAAAAAACGCAACAGTATATGCACCACCACAAAATAACCGTGCAAATACAATATTGCAAGGACTGCCCGAAAAAAATAAAAGTAGAAGCGTAGGAAGTTATATTTCACCAGTACAATTAACACGTATTAGGCAAGATGTATTAACATGGCGCCAAGCAATATTTGAAGCTGAGGCAGTTTATACACCGTTCAGAGTTAAGATGCAACAATTGTATCAAGACACCATTTTGAACGGACATGTTATCGCTTGCATGAACAAACGCAAATCATTGACTACCAAAAAGAAGTATGAAATAGTTGATAAAGAGGGAAATCCAAATAAAGAATGGACCAAATATTTTCAAGACAATTTTTTCAAACGCGTAATAAATTATTCATTAGACAAACAAGCATTTGGGTACTCATTGATTAATTACACTAAGATTAACGGAAATATGCCCGCTGATTTAGTGTTAATCAAAAGACAAAATGTTAGCCCAGACCGTTTAAATGTTACATCGTTCCCTTACTTAATTCAAGGTGAGCAATTCACCGAAGAAGATAACGAGTTTTACGATTGGACCTATTATTTTTCAACACCAAATGATACGGCCGCTTCGATTTGCGGTTATGGATATTTATACAATGTTGGTATTTATGAAATATTTTTAAGAAACATTTTAGGTTACAATGCTGATTTTGTCGAATTGTATTCAATGCCTTACCGTGTAGGGAAAACATTAAAAACAAGTGAGGAAGACAGAACCGATTTAGAAAACGCTTTAAAATTGATGGGGTCTGCAGGTTATGCAATTATCGACCCAAGCGATGAGATTTCATTTATTGAAGCTAACAAAGCAGGTACAGGTTGGCAAGGTTACGCAAACTTTGAGGAACGATTGCAGAAGCTAATTAGTAAGATTATTTTGTTTCATGCCGATGCCATGGACAGCAAACCAGGCAAATTAGGCGCGTCAGATGTCGATGTAAAAGAAGCGTTGGAAGCAGTGGAATTAATAGACTGCGATTCTGTTACATTGGATTTCAACACTATTGTAATTCCTAAACTAAGGCAAGTTGGTATTAATATTCCAGATGGATTAATATTTCAGTTTAAAAACGATAAAGAAAAGCAAGAAGAAAGGTTAAAGGAAAACGAAAACAACAAAGTAACTGCTGAAATTGCACAAATAATGAAAAATGCAGGGCTTCAGATGCCAGCCGATTACTTTGAAGAAAGAACTGGAATAAAAGCAGAATTGGTAGAAGTTGAACCTCCGCCAATGGAAAATAAAGAAATTGCAACAAAAATTAAAAACTTTTATAAAACTAAGGCGAAATGAAACTAATACTAAAAAGCGGATTTGAGTTGGAAATTCCTAAAGAGTTTGCAGCCGATTTAGATAAAAAAATTGCAAACGGAACAAATGGCAAGGTTCGTTATGCTGATGAAAACGGGCAGTTGTTGTGCATAATTGATATTGGTGAAATCGCTTTAATAACTACTTTGTAATGACTGGAGGCAAACGGAGGGTAAAAAGAAAAGTAAAAACGGTAACATATTTTACCTTTAGTTACTATATGCTTTCATTTGCAAAATTTATTCAATGGCAATCATTGTTTAGATTAGTTCATAAAAACATAATGGCTTACAGATATGCACAAATAAGTCGTAACTATTGGCAAAAAGAAGTACTGTATTTGTCAATGAATGGAACAGTAAGCAGCATTAAACCAATGAAAGCCTAATGATTAAATACGATGCAAATAGTCTTTTTGAGGCTGTTTATGATGGTACAGTAACACCACGTAAATTGCCCGAACAACTATATGCTGAAATTGCTGAAATACTTAAAAAGGGAGTTGACAAAGGATTTAATAAAGGAGCTCAAGCTACTGGCGAACGATTCGCAAAATATGAGTTAGGGTCAGTTGATGCTGCATTGATTGAGGAATTAACACTCAATATTTATATGTTTTCGGCTGCTAAAACATTTCAGCAAGTACTTGAAATGAGTAACGCGTTAGTAGTTGATGGGCGCGTGGCATCGTTTGCAGAGTTTAAATCCGAAGCAAATAAGATATTTGAAATTTACAATAAGACTTGGTTAAAAACTGAGTACGATACATCAATTGGACAATCACAAAATGCAAGGCGTTGGAGTGTATTTGAGCAAGAAAAAGATTTGTTTCCTTACTTAGAGTATGATGCGGTAATGGATGCCAATACAAGCGAGATTTGCCGACCATTAGATAAAATTATATTGCCAGTTGGCGATCCGTTTTGGAATACACATGCTCCTTTAAATCATTTTAATTGCAGATGTTTTTTAAGGAAAATAAGTAAGTTTGATGAGGTAAAACCAACCGCTAAAAGCAAATTAAATAGAGTGTCAAAGGAAATTAATCCAATGATGCAAGATGTGTTTAAGGTTAACCCTGGCAAAACTGGTGAATGTTTTGATAGTGCACACCCTTATTTTAATGTTCCAAAAAAATACACTAAATTTGCAGAAACTAATTTTGGTTTGCCAATACCTCCGAAAAAATGATTCACGATAAATTCGACTTACAAGGTGTTATTGACCGCTTAGAAAAAACTAAGCATGATTTACCTTTGGTATTAGCGAACCAAGCGGAAACATTTTTTCAAGCGAGTTTTAAAAAGCAAGGTTGGGATAGTAATGGAGTAAGTAAGTGGCAACCACGCAAAAGAAACAGAACTGCGCGGGACATTACACGCAATATTCTTGTAAAAAGCGGAGCACTAAGACGCTCAATTAAAACATACGAGGCTAATTTTAATCAAATTATTATTGGTAGTGATATGCCTTATGCAAAAGTTCATAATGATGGATTTAGAGGTGTGCAATATGTGAAACCACATAAAAGAAGCGGAACGGCTATAACAGCAAGCATTTACGGCTCACCAACATTTAAAGATGGGGTTTGGAAACGTGGCAAAAGACGAAGTGTATCAATCGCAGGGTCACGTAGCAATGTAAGTGGTTACACCCGCAAAATGAACATGCCAAAGCGCCAATTTATAGGAGATTCAGTAACATTGCAAAAGATGCAAGTTCAAACAATAACAAAGGTTTTAGACACTATTTGGAGATGAAAAAAGAGAACTATTTAGAATTTGACCCTAGGACATTTAATGATAGTTTACTTTTTATTATTAATCATTTATGCCAAATAGAAGATAAAAACAATAACAAAGTGTTAATTGGGGATGTTGAAATGGGACGGGTTAAAAATAATGTAAATTTGCATTTTATAAAGTATTATACAGTTAGTAAGGATTTTAAAGAACCAACGTTTTTATGAAAAAAAGCAAGGAAAATATAACGTTTACCGTAAAAATAGGTGAAATTACCAAAGGAATAAAGGGAGTGTCTGATGACTTTATGGATATTACGTTTACTAATTTACTAAGTAAACCGAAAATAAAACCAAATATTAATGCATTTTTAATAGGCTGCCCCGCATTATAGATGAACCAACTATTCTTAGACATACAAGAACGACTATTTGATCAAGTTGGTGACGATTTAAAACATTGTGCTGTTTACAATAATCAATTTGCATACATGAACCGAGACCAGGATGTGCAAGAATCATTTGCTTTAACTGCTTGCCTTGTCGAATTTGTTAATCAAAACGTGCCGCGTTCAATTGGTAACGGTGTTCAGATTTATGAGCCGTTGGTTGTTAGATTACATATTGGCATGGAGCAATTAGATAGCGGAACGGGTACAATGAACCAAAACCTTGATATTTTCGCGCTAAAGAATAAATTTTACTTAGCTTTGCAAAATTGGCACACTGAGGGCAGCGGCACTTTTGACCGTACTGGTGAACGTCAAGATTTTGAACATAATAATTTGTATATTTGGCAAATGGAATTTACAACATCTTACATTGATTCAATTGCAATTGAACCGCGTGGACGTATTGTAAAACCACCAACAACGGATTTAGATTTAACAGTAACACCCGACTTATAAATGGCCCGAAGCATTCAATCGATTAAAAACCAAATGTTAGCCGAAAAGCTAACATTAACAGCATTAAATGGACTTAACAGCCCATCACAAACAGCTTTTTGGAACTTAATGCTATATTTACCAGCATTTGCAATAAACATATTTGAGCAAATATTAGACCTATACAAAGCCGCTCAAACATTGCTTGCAAATCAATCGGTGGCTGTTACAATACCATATATTTACAGACGTACACTTGTATTTCAATATGACGCTACGGTGGTGCAAAATTTAGTATTAAACACCACAACATTAACTATTGATTACCCAAATATTATACCTGCTTATCAAATTATTACACGGTGCGCTGTAATATCTAACGGTGGCGGAATAGTTACAATCAAGGCGTTAAAAAACGAACCACCAGAGGCATTGAGTAATTTAGAAAAAGATGCATTAACACAATATTGGAATCCAGTAAATGCGAACGCGCTCGGATGCGCAGGCGTAAACTACAATATACTTTCGGTTGATCCAGATCAATTGGAGGTTGTCGCAACCGTTTATTTTGATGGTCAATATTCAGCTGTAATTTCTGCAAGTGTTATTGATGCGTTGAATTTATATTTAAAAAACATTGTATTTAGCGGACAAGTAACAGTAAATGGTATTGAGGATGCTATGCAAGCTGTAAACGGGGTATTGAATGTAAGATTAAGCAAAGTTCAAATACGTAGAGATTCACAAGCGTTTGGCGCTGGTATAGTGCTTTACGATTTAGCGAATAACATTAATATCGTTAAAATAAATTCCTACTCTGGTTGCACCATTGAAGAAACAACTGCGTCACATAATTTTGTTGACACACTAACATTTATACCGCAGTAATATGGAAAGAGAAAGCGGTTTTTATTGGGTGAAATATTATGGCAACGTTTGGATTGTAGCGCAATGGTATGATAATTCTTGTTGGTTAATTCCAGGAAATGAAAATACTTTTGACGATGCTGAACTTGACGAAATAAACGAAACTAAATTAACTGAGCCCGAATAATGAACTACAATTTTAACTTCAATACGTTTGCTGAAAACATAGTGCCGACAAAACACCGATTGCCTAAAATACTGGCGTGGTTTTATGTTATAGTTAAGCCATTGCAGTGGCTAAGAGATTGGTTTTTTGATTATACAGTTGATGGCTTAATTTACGACAATTTCGATATTGCTACAAATTACACTGTTGGCGATGTTGTGAAAAATTTTTACTTAAACGCTGGTACATTTGAGGGCAATGGAGATTTAGCAATTTATATTTGTGTACAAGATGCAACTGGCGAAACTTGCGACAATACAGACTTTTGGTATAAAATATGCGATGACTCAATTGGATTAAGTAAATATAATTTGATTGACAGCAAAGTTATTTTACTTGAATGGGCGTTGAATAATGTATTTAATACAACGCAAATACCTTTAACATTTAGACAACCCGCAACTGGTTTAAGAAGTGATATTTATATAGAAACAAAAACAGTTCAAAATCCTTTCTTTGTGGGGTATATTGAGGCGGAAAGCGGGAGCGCTGTTTATGAAAATGGTGAGGCGATAGATTTTGTTGGCAACGAAAACCCAACTGCCGCGGGAGTACCATTTGACTACATTGTATGGGTGCCACAAAATTTGTACGATGGAATGGATGCAATGAGCGCAAGTACTGATATTGCGAAAACACAAGTTAGTAAAATAGTAGATAAATTTAACCTGGGCGGCATGAAATATGACGTCCAACCATACTAAACAAAATGAAAAAAGTAATAACAACAGACATTGTAACGGGGGCAGCGATGCCAATAAAAAGCGGAACATTAGACCATTTGCAATCGGCACATATTGAAACAACTGGAGCCGTATTAAGGGCAATAAATTCAACGCTGCCGCTTATTGATTTTGGTGGCGTGTTGTATGGTTGCAACATTACATTATCTGGATTCAATTGGTCCATAACAGAGGGCGCTGTTTTTATAAATAATGAGGTTTTCTTTTGTGATGCTGCAAACGGGGTATTAGCAGGTGCAGAAGTTGTAGTTGGAACAATAACAACAACATTTGTTACAGCCGCTAACTATGACCCGACAGAGTTTAGCGATGCATCATCTCATAATGTTCATGCCGTTAGAAAAATAGTTTGGTCAAGTGGTGCAAGTGGTAGCGGAACGGCAAATTATACTGCTTTTGAAAATTTAAGGATGGGTAGGTCGATTGCATTTCCTTATGACGCGGCTTACTTAACAGCTTTTGCGGGAACATGGACCATCGCAAGTAGCGCATTTTGGGATGTAAAATATATAGTGCTTAATGGTGCTGCCGTATTAATCGACTTTGAAATATATGATAGCTCAAACAGTGCAAGCACCCCATTGCTGCAGTTGGATATGCCATTTAAGGCATACGGTGTTTTTCACGGAACTGGCTCATATACATTTGGCGGAGGAACAGGCCATTTAAGGATGGTAACCGCAGCAAATGATAACCGACTATATTTAGGAAAAGGAGATGGCACAAATTGGGCTATTACTGCAGGAACGTTAGCTGTAAGAGGTCAAATTATATTGCCATTAATATCAACGCTTTAATCGGTAAAGTTTTTGAGAGTTCTTTGCTGGTTATTAGAGCCCCTTTACTGGGGCTTTATTTTTTTATAATGCTGCAAAAACAATTCTTTATCATGCTCTGAAAATTGTTGCATGAAAAAATCAAACATTTGGTTAATTGCGTGTGATTCGCTTACTTCTTCAATATCAACATAAGCCTTAAATAATATAAACTTTCGCGGCTTTAAATAACCTTGTATTCTAC